ATCGTGTACCGCCCCATTCGCAGCCCGCAAGAGTTGGAGGCGTTTCGGCGCGAGTTCCCCGCGGCAACACATTTCCGCGACGGCGAAGGAAACTGGCGGGCGATTCGCTAAACCCGTACCAAGCATGGCAAAGTCCGTACCAAGCATGGCATAGTTCAGATCACGCTGACACAGCCAGCTAATTCAAGCAACCGAGCGCAGGACGTGCTCTTTCGGGTATTTGACCCAAAGGAGAATCGTCTTGGCACGAACCATCGTAGGCGTTAACGACGCCAAAGCCGTTCGCAAGTGGGCTGGTCTGCTGGCCCACGACGCGAGCCAGAAATCGTACTTCAACTCGCGCTTCATGGCACGTGGTGCCGAGGCCGAAGTACCCATCCAAATCCTGACCGAACTGGAGTCCGACGCCGGCGAGCAGATCAGCTATGACCTGTTGGCCGAACTGCGCATGGCACCCATCGAGGGCGAGGACATTCTGGAAGGCAAAGAGGAAGCGCAGCGCTTCTACACCGACCAGATTTACATCGACCAGGCTCGTTGTGGCGTCAACGGCGGCGGGCGCATGACGCGCAAGCGCACCCTGCACGATCTGCGCGAAAAGGCCAAGCGCCAGCAGTCGCAATGGTGGGCGCGCCTGATGGATGAGTTGCTGTTCGTGTACCTCTCGGGCGCACGCGGCGTCAATGCGAACTTCGTGCTGCCGCTGGGCTACACGGGCCGCGCCAGCAACGCGCTGACCGCACCCACCAGCAACCACGTGGTGTTTGGCAACAACGCAACCGCGTTCAACAACATCGCAGCGGCTGACCGCTTCGATCTTCGCTTGATCGACCGGGCCAAGACCAAAGCCGACAGCCAAGGCGGCGGCGCTACTGGCGTGCCGGTGCTCCAGCCCTGCAAGATCGATGGCAACGAAACCTTTTGCTGTGTCATGCACACGTTCCAAGAAGACGATCTGCGCAGCAACACGGCCACGGGCCAATGGCTGGACATTCAGAAGGCCGCTGCCGGCGCCGAAGGCCGCAACAACGCGCTGTTCAAGGGCGCGCTGGGCATGTATCGGGGCGTGATTCTGCACAGCCACCGCAACGTGATCCGTTTCAACAACGCGGGGGCCGGTGCCAACGTCGAAGCCGCACGGGCACTGTTCATGGGCGCGCAAGCTGCCGTGGTGGCCTTTGGTTCGCCGGGCACCAACATGCGTTTTGACTGGCACGAAGAAACCCGCGACAACGGCGACAAGGTGGTGATCACGACCTCCAGCATCTTCGGCATCAAGAAGGTGACTTGGAGCATCGAGGGCACCAACAACGACTTCGGCGTGTTCGCTCTGGACACCGCTGCCGCAGCCCGCTAACCCAACACGGACAAGGAGTACATCATGCCGTTTTCTGCACAAGCGCGCGCCGCGTCGGATTTTCTGACCGGGCGCAACCCCATCGACACGCCGTCGAACATCAACCTGGCCGCCGAACGCTTTGTTGTGCCGCTGGGCACCGCCGATCTGGCGCTGAACACGGTGGGCGCCGTGGGCATTCTGCCCGCTGGTGCCATCCCGTGTTTCGTTGAGATCGATGCGACCGACATGGACGCCAACGCTACGCCGCTGCTGGCGTTTAGCCTAGGTGTGATCGACGATGCCGAAACTGCAATCTCCACCGCTGCCGCTGCTGGTGGTGCTGCATGGCTCACGGGCCGCCAAGAAGGGCGTGCGGCTGGTGTTTCTGGCCTGTTGACCACGCTGCCCATGCGCCAAGTGGCACCCGCAGCCGTCGAGCGCAAGCTGGGCGTGCAAATCACTGCCGCTGCTGCCACCCCGGCTGCGGGCACGCTGGGCGTGACGGTCTATTTCCGCATGGCCTAAACCTCGACCTTGAGCACTGCTGGGCTTAGGGCTTGCGGGGAAGCGCAGCGCGATCTGCCTTCCCCATTTTTTTAGGAGCACGCGATGAAACTGCACACCTCAGTTGCTGCACGGCGCGATGGCAACGTGTGGGTGGATGGGCTTGATGGCAGGCCATTCCTATTCACGCCCGACGATGGCGGCGAGTTGGCCTGCTTCGTTGATCATGCGCCCACGATTGCCCATTTGATCGCCACCGGCCATTTCTGGCCCGCCGATGAGCGCGATTTTGAAAAGGCCGTGTTGCTGGCCAATGCTGCAAGTGTTGCAAGCAGCGACGACTACGATGCCGACGACCCAGCGGCGCTTGATGCGCTGCCGATTGAAGCAGAAACACCGCCGACCCCCAAGCGACGGGGTAGGCCGCCTCGTGCTGTGGTGACGCCACCATGATCACGCCCTGGGCATTTTGGCATCCCCGCGTCCTGCCGATCGTGCCGGGGGCGCCGGCTCCCTATGTGGATCAGGCTTTGCGCACAGCTGCGCGCACGTTTTTCCGGGACACGCGAGCTTGGGTGCAGTGGCTTGAATCCGTGCCTGCTGGCCCGCCGCAAACGCGCACATTTGTTCTGCCACCCGAGTCTGAGCTATTAACCATCGAGCGCGCCACGCGCGACGGTGAGCCGATCCAAGTCAGCGGGTTTCGCCACTTGGCCGCCGACCCTATGGTGCATCCGAATTTCTCGCCAAATGGCATAGCAAGCAACAACCCGCAATCGTTTGTGCTCACCGGAGGCGCTGGCTTAGTAGGCGCTATGCAGGTGCTGGCGGTTTTGATTCCATCGACTGCCTCGACAGGAGTGCCTAGTCATTTGGCCGAGCGTCACCAAGAGCCGATTGGAGATGGCGCATTGGCCGAGTTGCTACTGACGCCCAACACCACGTTTTTTAGCCCAGACCTTGCCGCAGTATCGCACCGCCGATTTGCGGCGGCCACAGACAGCGCTTCGACGCTGGCCTACCGCAGTCACACCAAGCACGTCCAACGAACCCAACCCAAGTGGTGTTAAGGAGAGCCCATGACCATCGCCGCCCAAGCCATTATCCGACGCTGCGTCGAGACGCTGCAAGACACCACCTCGGTTCGCTGGCCAGTCAGCGAGCTGGTGCGCTACCTCAACGACGCGCAGCGGGAAGTGATCCTGCACCGGCCGGATGCATTGGTGCGAAACCAGACGATTACGTGCGCAGTCGGCTCGCGGCAGGCGCTTCCGCCGGACGGCGCGAAACTCATCGAAGTGGTGCGCAACGCACGCACGATGGGAACGCGACGGGCTGTGCGGATGATTAACCGCGAAATCCTCGATGCGCAAACACCGGGCTGGCACGCGCTGGCGGGTTCAGACGACGTGCTGCACTTCATGTACGACCCGCGAGACGCGCGCGTGTTCTACGTGTACCCGCCCGCAACGGTGGCAACGCAGCTTGACATTGTTTACGCGGCGCACCCGACCGACATTGCCGAACCCGCAGACGGCGCGTTGTTCACGGCTGTGACAGGCAACATCGGCGTGCCAGTGATCTACGGCAACGTGCTGCAAGACTACATCCTGGCTCGCTGCTACATGAAAGACAGCGAGTACGCAGGCAACGCCCAGCGCGCTCAGGCGCACTACACGCTGTTTCTTAACGCGCTTGGTGCTGAAGGCCGGGGCACGCTGTCGGTTGCGCCAAACCCGACCGGCAATCCGAATCACGCCCGCCTACAGGCACCGTCGAACTAAGGGTAGATCATGTGGTACAGAACTGGCACCGCGACGGTAACAACCGGCTCAACGAACGTCACCGGCGCAGGCACCAATTGGGTTGCAGGCGCGGGCGTTGGGGAAGCGTTTTCTGGGCCGGATGGCCGGGTTTATGAAATCGCTACCATCATCAGCGCAACGCAGCTCACGCTCGGCTCTCCTTACCTCGGGCCGACCACTGCCGGGGCAGCGTATCAGATTGTTCCAACCCAAGCCTACATCCGCAGCCTGGCCGCGCAAGCCGCTCAACTGGTTGCCGACTACGCCGGTTTTGCAGGCAGTGCAGGCGCAGGCCGGTTTCAAGACGGCACCGCTGCCGTGCCCGGCATCCGGTTTGTGTCCGACGAGAACACCGGCGTGCGCCGTGCAGCAGAAAACGACATGCGGCTGGTGGCCAACGGTGTTGACCAAGCAATCGTCAACGCTTCTGGGCTGGGAGTATCCGACAGCCGGTTTCGCCTGACGGCCGCAGCAGATGCAACGCGAGTCGCGGTGTTCAGCGCAGCAAGCGTACCAACAGCAACCACTCGCACTTACACCCTGCCAAACGTCGATGGAGAGCTGGTGTCCGCTGCGGGCAACCAGACCATTGATGGCGTTAAAACATTCTCGCAGCCACCTCGCTGGGGTGTAGCCGGCAGTCGTGGAATTCTACTGGCTTTGGGCGCAGACCTCAATA